AACAGGTGAGCGCTACATCAACGTACGTCGTTCAATGATCTATCTAAAGAAAGAGTTGACTGATCGCAGCAGCTTTGCTGTGTTTGAGAACAACAGTGAAATTCTATGGAATCAAATTAGAACCTCATTGGGTAACTTCCTCCGTAACTACTGGTCACAAGGTGGACTAAGAGGACAGACTCCAGAGCAGGCATTTTACGTAAGATGCGATGCTTCAAATAATACCCCTACAGATATTCTTGCTGGCCGAGTAAACATCGAAGTCGGTGTGGCCGTAGAGTACCCTGCAGAGTTCATCGTGATTAGCATCGGGCAAATCACTGGAAACGCTTCGGCGTAGTTAAGGAAAGGATAAAAGATAATGGCAGCAAAACCCGCATTTACTAATGTATTAAGTACACTAGCTACCGATCCAGTTCGTAATTTTCGGTTTCTTGTACAGTTTTTGCCAACAGCAGACGCAGCAACTCCTGAATTTGCTTTTAATACATCAATGGGATTTACTTCAGTATCAGGCCTAACCGTCTCTACTGAAGCAATCCAGTACCGTGAAGGTGGCTACAACACCACTGTTCACCAGCTACCTGGACAAACTTCGTTTAGTCCAATAACACTCAGCAAGGGTGTAATGTTAGGAGAAACTTCTTCTCAGCTAGACTGGATGAAGCGCTTATTCTCAGTTATTAGCAGCGGTGCTAAAGCTGGTATTGGAGCAGATTTCCGATGCGATTTGGATATCTCTGTTCTAAGCCATCCAAACGCAGCTGGTCTTAGCGGAGAAGACAAAACTCTTGCAAAGCGTAATGAAAACCCACACGTAGCAATTCGTTTCCGTGTATACAACGCCTGGATTACCAACCTTTCATACAGCAACCTAGATGCTGGTGGAAATAGTTTAATGGTAGAAGAGATGACGTTAGTACACGAAGGTTGGGATGCAAAGTACGCATCAGCTCTTACCCAAGCCGGAAGCGCAGCTTCGTTCTAATAACATCTAAGAAAAGGAATATCACATGTCTACAATTATTAATGCAGCAGAAAATCCACAATTAGCAAACCAACTATTGGAAGATGTTAATAAGCTTGTTAGTCAGGAAGTGGCGGGATCTATACCAGAAGTGGTAATCCCGTCACTCCCTGACACAACAGTTACTTTAGCTGCGGGTCTTATTGATCCGTTTGCAGGAACAGTTTCTACAACAGCTGAGGTTAGAGAATTAAATGGGGCAGATGAAGAAGCAATTGCTAAGTTATCTGATCCAGGAAAAGCCCTACTAGCTATTCTAGAAAGAGCAACAGTATCAATTGGAGAAGAACCAGCTACTAAACAACTTCTAGGTTCCTTGCTCGCAGGGGATAGAGAAGCTTTGCTCTTAGCTATTAGAAAAGCAACTTTTGGTTCAGAAGTAGAAGTCAGTACTGTTTGCGATAAGTGTCCGGAACTACAAACTTTTAAGATTGACCTAGACAAAGATGTTGAGGTTAAAAAGCTAGACGATCCTATTAGAGATCGTAGATTTACTGTAGAACTAAAGGCTGGTCCTGCAAAGGTCAACCTACCTACAGGAGATGTTCAAACTCAAATTATTAACGCTACAGACAAGAACTCTGCAGAGTTAGACACCATGCTATTAGCTGCTTGCGTAACAGAAATTGGTGATCAACCAGTTCTAAACGCAAATCGCATTAGAACTCTTGGAATAACAGACCGCAGGCTTCTTTTAGACGAGATTGCAAAACGAAACCCTGGACCACAACTAAGCGAAATTAAAAAGGCTTGCGGAACATGCGGCCAGGAGGTATACCTGCCACTAACCCTGGCAGAGTTGTTTCGTCAATGAGAGTAGCTATCAAGATGTAATTGACTCCTACGACTTACTAGCTCAGTTTTACCCGGGCTGGTCACTGACAGAGTTAAGAAATCTTACGGTAAGAGAACGATTAATATTTTTGTCCAAAGCAGTAGCAAGACCTAAGGTGGTGAGATAACTTGGCAGAGGCAAGAGGAAACTTAGGCACCGGTGGAGACGAAGCTTTCACCGGTCAAAAGAGTGTCGAAAAGTTAACTGATACTGCCAATAAAGGTTTTGTAAACGTTCTTAAAACTGCTAAAGAACTTGAAAAAACTTATGCCAAGATTCGTGCACACGTAGATAGCGTAGCTAAGACTCAATCTGGCGGTAGATCTACAAGCACTATGGGCAATAGTCTTGGACAAATGCCTAATAGAGGCGGCGTAGGGGTTGCCAGCGGCATTGGTATGGGCATAGCCGCAGTAGGTGCCGGTGCCATGGGCATCATGCCTAACACCATGACAGCTGTTACACAAAGGCTTAGTGCTGAAGGCGTAGCTATGTACAGCTCTGGCGGTATGAACGCTAGAGGAGTGATCACTGGCGCAAACTCCATGATTGGTCGTGGTAATGCAACTAGCTCTATGGGTCCAACCATGGCTATGGGACAAATTTTGTCTCAAGGTGGATACGGTGCTCAATCAGTAAGCACCCAAAGAATTATGAGTCAACTTGGTGGCATGAGTGCCATTAGTGGTATGAGTAACGAGCAGGCAGCTGGAGCATACGCTGGACAAAGCGGAATGAATATGCTTCGCATGGG